CCTTCAGCTTTTAAATACCATAAGTAACCATTTTGTCCAGATTCTCCTGATACTTCTACCCAACCGATTTGAGCTGTGTCAGAACCATTTACTTCATAGTGATCTTTAATAATAAGTGGTTTATTAGTAAAAGATTTGAAGCTTGGCTCTACAGCGTCAGTCATGCTAGCTGTACCTTTGTTAAATTCAGAACCATAAACAAAGAATTTAATTACTGCTGCTGTATCAGAAGATGTTAAAGATCCTATATCTTCTAAGTTAGCTCCACCGTAAGGTTTGATAGTTAACGCAGATGTAGAAGCTTCAATACCAGCTGTTACATAACATTTTACAACTTCAGTTGCTGCACTTGAGTTACCTGTAACAGAAGCTACAATAGTTGCTCCTTTTCTTACAGCGTGTGCCTCAGCAGTACCTGAATCAATACCAGTGATTGTACCTACAGAACCATCTGTACAGTCTACAACACCATTATATGCTAGGTGTAATCTACCTTGCTCAGACCAAATAACTTGATCAGAAGCCATAGGCATTTCAGCACCTACCATTCTTAAGAATGAAGATACAGTTCTATTTCCGTATCTTTCAACTTCTTGCTCATATAGTTCAGGTAAATACTGCTGTGACCAGTTAGCACCACCTGCACCATGGAAGTTTAAGTAATTAGACGCAAGTGTTGCTTTTACAGCACTTGGGCTAATTATGCTAGCAGCCGCTGGGCCGCTAAACGCTACATTGTTGTTTGCCATTTTTAATAATTTTTAAGTTTTAATTTTAAACCAGATGAATCGTCTCCACTAACTATCCTCGCTTTTAAACCACCAACCTCAATTTCTTGATGACTAGATCTAGGATCCATTTTGATGTTTTTTGCAGATTTAACAGATTCTTTAATAGCATCTGCTTTACCTTGCTCATAAAAGTGATTTGCGATAGCGTCGGCATTCATCGCAGTAAACAAAGACTTATGATAACCGGCAGCGTCGTTCATTTCATTTTTTTCATTCAAGAACCTCTTGACAAAATTATTGATGTCGCTTTGAGTATTTTTAACCTCGTTCACATTTTTGACATTAAATCTATATCTTTTGTCTCCAACATTATATTCAAAACCTTTGAATTGGTTATTGAAAAAAGATTTAGTTTTGTTGTCGAACACTTCTCTTTGAGATCGTGTTATTTTTTCTTGCTCTGCACTTTCTTTATTGTATCTATTAAAAAAGTCCATTGCTTTTTGCTGTTCAGGCGTTAACCTTGATCCAGCCTTAATTTCTTTATAATAATTAGACTTTTGTGATTCAAGATGATTTTTTGCTTGTGCAACCTCTTCTTTAAAAGCTAATTTTTTTCTTTTTATATCTTTAGGCTCATCTATTTCTTCGTCATATGAAAATTTATCTTCTATTAAAAAGTTAATTTCATCTGCTGATAAATGAGGTTTAGACCTAGTGTAGTATTCATGCAATAAGGACATGTCTTCAAATTGCCCGTAATCTTTGTTTAATGCTACATAATCTTCTAAAGTTCCACCTGTTTCATTCATAAACTTAACTAAGTCTTGAATATTTTCAGGATATTCTATTTCTTCTTTAACTTCTGCTTTTTCAACCTGTTCAACTTGTTCTTCCTCTTGATCTGCAACCACTGCAGCCTCGTCATCACTGGTTTGTTCATCCGTTATTTCTTCTAATACTATTTCTTCCTGTGTATCCCGCACATCTTCATTACTTTCTCCGGCAGGTTTTTCGTCCCGTATTTCTTCGACCACTTCTTCGCTAATTTTGGGTTCGTTTTGTACAGGAACCTCATCTGTGCTTTGCTCTTGAACGGCATCTGTTTCTTCTTTAGGTTGTTCTTCAGTTACTGGTGGTTTCGAAAGATCCACCTTGTACACTCCAGATTCTTTATCAAAACCTGCATTTTTTTGTACAATTTCTTCTTTTTCTTGTATAGATGGCTCTTCAGCATCTAAAACTTTTGCTTTTACTTTTTCTGACATGATAAAATATTATATGATTATACATTATATATTACTTAGGTTCAAATGCACCTAAGCCAAATCCACCACTTAATATATCATTACCCGATGATTCAAAGGGTTTAGCGGTTTGTTTTTGCGCTTTCGCGTCTTCTTTTATTTGCAATTGTTGAGTTGATGCTTGTTGCGCCATGCCCTGTAATTGCATATTTATTTGAAATTCTAATTGCATTAATTCTTTTTTCATTTCTTTTTCAGCTTGAAGTCTTTGCATTTCCATTTGACTTTTTGCTGACTCCAGTTGAATTTTGCTTTGAGTTAATGCTTGTTGTTTTTGCACTTCTGCCTGTGCTGCAACCTGTTGAGCTTGAGCATTTGCTTGTGCTTGTGCTTGAATATTTTGTTGTTGTATTTGCTGGTCTCTTTCTATTTTTTTCTTTCTTCTTAATTTTAATAGTTGATTTGCAAGTTTGATATTTTTAATTTGTCTAATATCAATAGCATCATCTAAATCAATATTTTGTTGACCAATTGCAACCTGAATATTATTTTCAAGCATTTGTTTTTCTTCTTCATCTGGCGCTAATTCTAAAAATATACCAAAGTCATAAAGATGTAATTCAGTTAATTCTTGTAATGTTGCGACGTTATGCGCACCAATACTTTGAATAAACGCATCTCTTGTCGGTGAGTATTCTAATACATCAGATATTCTTAATGATATTTTTTCTGCGGTTTCAGCAGTTAAAAATAATCCAGCTTGTAATATGTGTCTTGTTGCTGTATTACTATTGGCTGCTGCAAGTTTCTGTACACCAACTAATGCGTTTTTATCAGGTGTGCTTCCATCTCTTGCTTCATTCAATCCAGTAGCATCCCTAATCATTTGCATATAATAGTTATATGTACTAATTAATTGTGCTAATTTATTTGCTCCTGCATTATTACTTATTTCTTGAATAGGTACTTTGCCCGGATTCATATCTCCTTCTGACGTAAATGATCTACCAATAACAGAACCTGTTTGGAAAAACATATTCAATGCTTCCTGTGGATTATAATTTGTTCCGTTACCTAAATCAATTTCAGCTAATCCATCAGCATCTAAATATACACCATCCGGTACCATTCTTGAAAGTACTTGTTGTATTTTTAAATGTGTTAATTGTATCATATCCGCAAAGCCTGTAACTCTACTTACTAATGATTCAATTCTACCATTGTATACTCTTGGTGATACCAATGAGTAATTTAATTTAACTTTATTAACATCGCTTTTTTCTCTTAACATATTATCAGCAAGCTTCCATTCTAATAATATATTTGAACCCGGTACAAACACGCCCTCGTATAACACCTCTATATTTTTAGCAATACGTTCAAATCTTAATTCACCATCAATAGGTGTTGCCATAAATGCATCAGACTTTTTAATAATTTTTTCAGCACCAGTAGAAGTTTGTTTTACTTTATAAACTTCGTTCATGTACGTTTTATAATTAAAGTACATAATTTGAACTGAATTATTATCCTTATTGTTTACTTGTGTATTATATTTATTATATGTGTTATAATCTTGACTTCCTTGTTGTGTAATCTTTTTTAAATCCTCGTCTGTAAGATTTGGAAATTGCATTTTAAGATCGTTAACGTTTATGTTTTTTATTTCACCTATATAATATATATCATCATAATATGGTGATTCAGAATACGAATGCACTATGTTTGCAGGGTCTACGTATTCAATCTTAATACCTTCTGATTGTGTAAAATTATTTTTAACACATCCGATGCCTAATACTGTTAAATCATAAAATAATCTTTTCTTTATATTTTCGTAATTATTTTGATTAAATACAGTTTGTATCGCTTGTTCTTCAGCAATTTCAATAGCTTGTTTGTAATCAAGTTGCATATGTAATTGCAGCTCTTCTTCGTTTTCTGGTAATGTTTGTGGATTATTATTGTATGTATTTAATCCAAATTGCTCTTGAACATAATCACTAAACTCTCTAGTACGCATATCAGCAAGGATACTTTCCATATATTGTGTTCTTTTATTAACACCATTAGGATCTTGTGAGTATGCTTTTATATCGTATGTTCTTTCTGCAATACCATTTACAACTATATCTACAAACTTAGGTATAATAGGAACTGGCTTCCAATCTAAATTTAAATATGATAAATCACCGTTAATTGATAATTCGTCTTTATATTTTTGTATGCTTTGTTCTCCCCTTGCATATAATCTTAATTTATGATATTGGTTTTGATTTACAAAGAATCTATTGACTCCTCTGTCTTTCTTAAACCATTCATTTTCTATAGCTCTAGCCACTTTCAAACCATAATCTTGTGATAGTTTTTCGTCGTCGCTAGCTGTTTGGCTTGGGAAGTAACTTTTTAAAACGGACTCAGCCATAGTTTTATTTTATTATTTTTGATAAAGTTCCTTTATTTTCGTATCGTGCAAAGCTAATATTAACTTTTGATTTTTCTCTTTCGCCATGTGGCCTATATAAATGTCTATTGCATGCCATAATTGCTAAACCTGAACTTATAGCGGCATCAAACTTTGTTCTTCTATTTATATCAAACTTAGCCCAATCGTTTAATGTGGTATTAAAATATATATCACCATAAGTTCCGTCAGATTTAATTCCAACATGAGAATTTATATACGTTTCTATTGCGGCGGCATGTGCTTGCCTTATATCCTCACTTGAGTTTGGTATGCCACCTATTTCTTTTTCAGCGGTTGATAACTTGTTCCAAGTTCTATCTGGTCGGTTCATTGAGTAACCTCTATAACCTCTTCGCTTTAAATAATACAATAATCTAGGTTTGTTATTTTCTGCAAGTATTGGCATGCCGTAAAACACTAAAGCCATCAATACATCTTCAAAAAACATTTCGGCGGTTTGTGGTCTAGCTATATACTCCAGAAAAAACCGATTTGGTGGCGCATCTTCCATGCTGAACTTAGTAAGCCCATGCAAAGATCCTTTAGAGCCTTTACCGTCGGTAGTGCCGGATATATCGTAGCTGTCGCAGCCAAATGCACCCATATGTTCATTTCCAGGGTATTTAAATCCATTCTTACTTATAATATTATTTTGTAAATTAAAACTTGGCACCCAGCTTACTTTAAATCTTCCATTAGGATTTGGTGTAAATTGTACTTTTGTATCTTTAACACCGTTTTGCCACGAAAAAGAGCCAACAGTTATATTACCTTCTGTTGTAATGTCGTCATTAAAATCAATCTGTTCGTAAATCTTAGCAAGATTAAATATGCTATTTTTAGTTTCATCTCTGAAAGCATGTTCTTCAGTCCTTGGAAATTGTCTATAAAATTCATTTAAACCGTCTTGATCTCCTTTTAAACCTTCAACTTCGTTTTCCCAGTGATCGATAACCCCGACATCAATGTATTGCCCATAGCTGTCCTCAACTGGTTCTTCGGGGCTGTTGAATACAGGTATTCCATAAGCATCAATGAATCCCTCGAAGTTCCATTCCATAGGTATGAACAAACTATATAATCCCGAGCGAGTCTGTCCATTGCGGTTTCTTTTTGTAACATCTGAGTCATTGTATAATTTTTTAAAGTTTTCACCACCTTTGTCTAATGAGTTACTTGTTGAACCCATCATACATTTACCAATAACTCTACTTCCTAATCTTAACGTGGTTTTCGTAACACGCCAGTTGTTGAGGATGTTCTCGGGCCTCTCCCATTTTCCTGCTTCATCGTGGACCAGGAGCGAAAGCTTTTCACCATCGTAGGAGTTGTCTCCTGTGTTCTTCCAGTCGATGGTAGTGTCCAATCCTGAGAGTTCCTCGTTCCTTTGATTCGTGAGTATACTCTTCTTTGTAAATTTACTTGCGGGTACACGGTATGCCAATTCGGTCTTAGGCCTATCCATACCGTCCTGTATGGGTTTAAAAAAGAATGGGTAGTTAACGGATATTGGTACAACTTTATCTGTAAACATTTTCTTTGCGTCAGCACCAGATTTGGATAATATCCCAAACCTAGAGTCTGAAGAGATGGTAGCTTGGTTGACAGTCTCTGCTGATGCCATGAATGAAAAACCACTCCGTCTATTCTTGAGGTAGCACATTCCATAACATCGGACGTCTGCTTTACAAGCTTCCCAGAATAAAAAGAATAATCTGTTTGCTTCCCTAAAGTCTGGGGCGCCCACATCAATTTTGGTCCACTGCAAGTACATATAATGAGACCCAGTAATATAAGTAGGAACATCTTTGTTATAGAACCAATAACCTTCATCGCGTTTGGTAAATTCTGTATCAATATATGCATTCCACTTATTTTTAAATTCATTAGGTAAATCTTTCCAATCAAATATTGTTTTTAACTTTTCAAGCTCTTTTGGATATTCTGATTTACTCCATTTATTATTTCCTTTGTCTAAGTTCTTTGGTGCGGGTGGCAATGCTATTTTTAAATTTTGTATGCTATACACATCACCAATCTGCCCAGTCTTACTGATAACAACCACGTCATGCTCCTTATCGTAGCCGTATTTCCACTTTTTTGCTTTATTAAGCCTTTTGATCGTATTGATTTTTATAGGCTCTATAACGCGATATAATGATTGTTCGTACATTACTTAGATCTTCTTTCTGCAAAGCCTTTAAATGACTCTGGTCTTTCTTCTATATTCCTACCTTCTAATAATGCTTTTTCAGCTTCAATTCTATTTAAGATCTCAAATGCATCGAATATTGCGAGCTTTTTAGTGGCTGCAGCGTTCTTGAGTCGATCGGCTGAAACATCATCATCAGTTTCAACAATCGGTTCTTTAGCGACTTTGATGAGCTCTTTGACTGCTTCATAACCAGCTTGGATTATATTCTGTTTCTGTTCCTTGACGTTCATACTTAATCGATATTGAATTAGTTGGTACCCTATACAATCTTTCACCATCAACAATAAATTCGTATTCACTGCTTGGTGTAAAACCAACTAAATCTTCTTTTTTTATATCATTAAGTTCCTTATCAACGTATTTTATAATTCCACGTAGTGGAACTTCTTTTTCATTTAATAATATATTATTTGATAAAATTGGTTTAACAAAACAAAAACCTTTAGGTGCTTGCCATTTGCCGTTTTGTTTGTATAAAAATATTTGGTCAGAGGTTATAAAGTATTCGTCTTCTTTATAATAGCTTCTACTATTTCTTTCTTTACCTCTAACATCATACCATCTTCTAAAAACATTATGATGCACAATAACTTCATCACCAACTTGTATTTCAGTTTGTTCTGACTTAGGTATTGCCGTCACTATACCGTTACGACTAATATACCGGTGATCAGAAATTTCTGTATTTAGCAGCAATTCCTGACCATCAATATATTTTTTATTATCGTATCTTTCGTTTTTAGGTTTAACTATAAAGTTAAATAAACTTTGCATTAATATTCTAAGTTGTATTCAACGGCTATAGCCATATTCTTATTAAAATCTTTCCACGGTAATACTTCATTTCCTTTTTTAATATAAATAGAAAACTTATCCTCATTTTCCACGATGTCACATATAACGTGTCCACCATATACTTCTTGACCTACGGAATAATGCATAGCGTCATTTTTATAGTCTCTGCCTATACTAATTTTTCTTACCAGGGACATGATTTTATTCTGCCTTTAATACTTCTGGCCCTACAACTTCCTCATTTTCGATTGGTTTATAGGTTCCATCTTGGATATTGATTTGAACTTTGCCGTACTTTTCTTCAAGTTTAGCTTGGAATTTGTTTAAATCAGATTGAACTTCAGCAGCAGCATGATTAATTTGATGCTTTTGTAATTCAAGGTTTCCAATTTGTGCTGCAGCGTTATTTAGTTTTCCTACATAACCTTGCAATTCTTCTAATTGTTCTTGGGTAATTTTGTTTTCACTCATGGTTTTAAAATTAAAATGTTATTAAATTAAATTATATTAAGCTGGGCTATTATTTTCTTCCGCAGGTGCCCATGGCATTTCTACCTCTACGTTTTTAGGTGTTAATTTGTCGCTAATTTGTTTTTCAATCACTTCATTCATGTGATCTGTTGGGTGGTTAGCTTTTGCCCATGCAATTACATCCGCTTCTGTTAATTCACCAAGCGCTGTAAAGTTTTCTGAATCAGGTGCGCCGATTGGACAAGCTCCGTTGAAAACAGCTTCTTCTCCAGAATCAGCATCTATACCTTTATATTCAAAGTTAACGTGTGTGATCACATCTGACAATCCGTCAAGTGATGGTGCTTTTTTCATAGCC